GGAGATTTTTATTTTTACGGATTAAATAAATCATAGGAAAATTATGGGAACAAAAGTATCAAATGGAATAAGTGTTGAATTAACAGCAGAAGAACAGACTGCACACGAAACAGCACAAGCAACTGCACAAGCGGCTATACAAACTGAAAAAGATGCTAAAGCAACAATAGAAACAAACAAAGCATCAGGTAAAGCAAAACTAAAAGCTGGAGAAGCATTAAATGATGCAGAACTTTCAGCATTATTTGGAGATTAATTTATGGCATATATAGGAAAAGAACCAATAGTAGGAAACTTTCAAAAGTGTGATGCAATTACAGTTGTCAATGGACAAGCAGCATACACACTACAAGTTAGTTCTACAAATGTAGTTCCTGAAAGTGCAAATCATATGTTGGTTTCACTTAATGGAATTTTACAAGCACCCGTTACTTCATTTACAGTATCAGGTTCCACTCTCACCTTTGCATCAAATTTAGCAACAGGCGATGTTATAGATTTTGTAATCTTGTTAGGTAATGTTTTAGATTTAGGAGTACCTAGTGATGATACAGTAGGTGCGGCACAAATTAAAGATGATCTTATTTCAGGAACAACTGCTTTAGCAAGTGAACCAGCCGATACTGATGAGTTCTTGGTTTCAGATGCTGGAACATTAAAAAGAATTGATTACAGTTTAATTAAAGCTAGTAGTGTTTGGACTAAAATAAAAACACAAACTATAACATCATCAACAGCAGATATGAACTTTATTGATGGTTCAAGTGATGTTGTATTTGATTCCACATATAAAATGTATGTTTGTATTTTAAATGAGTGGCGACCAGTTACAGATGGAACTGCATTAAAAGTTCAAATTACAACTGATGGGGGTTCTTCTTATGAAACATCTGGTTATGTTACTGCCGCAAATGAAGTTTATCACGGGGGTTCTGCTACTTCTGCCGATACAATTAATACGGACAGTGATAGTATGTTATCTTCACACGACTTTGGAAATGCTTCATCTGAATTAGGAGCCGCTACTATATGGTTTCCAAATCCATCTAATTCTTCTTCACTTCCATATTGTTATTATCAGTGTATGGATACTAAAAGTAATCAAAATTATATAAGACCAACAGTAGGTGGTGGAAGATATGATACAGCAACTGCTTATAATGGTTTTAAATTAAAATTTGCAAGTGGAAATATTAATGAAGGCATAGCAACTTTATATGGATTAACAACATAGGATAAATTATGGCAAGATTTCATTTAACAAACGGAAAACGAATACAATTTACACCTGAAGAAGAAGCGGCTAGAGATGCAGAAGAAGCACAAGCGGCTATTGATAAACAAGCTAAAATAGATGCACAAACAAAAAATACAAATGATAAAGCATCAGGAAAACAAAAACTCAAAGACTTGGGTTTAAACGATGATGAAATAAAAGCATTAACAGGAGCTTAATCAATGGCAATCAAAGTAGCCAATAACCAATCAATGACTGGGATTACAGCTTTACCATCAGCAATTAGTGGTGGTGCTTGGACTTTACTTTCTACACAAACCGCTTCATCAAGTGCAACATTAAGTTTTACATCAGGTTTGGATAGTACCTATGATGTGTATTGTTTTAGGTTTTATAATCTTCACCCAGCTTCAGATGGTGCAAGATTACACTTTCAAGGTAATGCTGATGGTGGTAGTGGTTATAATGAAACTATTACGAGTACAAATTTTATAGCTTATCATTTTGAAAGCGGTTCTTCTTCTGCATTAAGTTATGGTGCTGCTGGTGATTTAGCACAAGGAACAGGATTTCAAAGAATAAGTCAAAATGTTGGAAATGATGCTGATCAATGTGTTAGTGGTTATTTATATTTGTTTGACCCATCATCTACAACTTTTGTAAAACATTTTGTGGCAACAAGTAATACTATTGCCGATGATGATGGACCAGTAGAGTCATTTGTTAGTGGATATTTTAATACCACAAGTGCAATTGATGAAATTCAGTTTAAAATGGATTCAGGAAACATAGACGCAGGAGTTATAAAATTATATGGCATTAGTTAAATATAATAATAATTCTATATCAGCTATTACAACTGCTGGAACTTTATCAAGTGGTGCTATGACTTTAATTAAAACAGTCACCGCATCTTCAAGTTCTACGATTAGCTTTGTTGATGGAAGTTCAGATGTGGATTTAGACGCAACCTATCCGATTTATAAATTTGAATTTATTAATATTCACCCACAAACTAATGATGTGGAATTTGGATTTAACGGAAGTACCGATACAGGTTCTAATTATAATGTTACAAAAACAACAACAGTATTTAATGCGTATCATAATGAGGGAGGTAGTGCCTCTGATTTAGGATATAGAACTGGCGAAGATTTAGCACAAAGCACAGCCGTACAAAGGTTTCAAATAGATTATGGTGCAGATGCCGATCAGGTTGGTTGTGGTTATTTATATCTTTTCAATCCATCAAGTACAACTTATGTAAAACACTTTTTAGGTCGAACAACAAATTATCACGCAGGTGATTATGCAATAGATTGTTATGTTGCTGGATATTTTAATACGACAAGTGCTGTCGATGCAATTCAATTTTCAATGAGTTCTGGAAACATAGACGCAGGAAAAATCAAACTTTATGGATTAAAGGATAGCTAATGGATAACATAATCAAATCGGAGATTTGCTAATGGCTTTAGTAAAATTAAATAATAGAGGAGTAAGATCGGTAACTGATTTTGGTGGAACAACATCTTTAGGTTCTTATACTTTTATTAAAAAACTAACAGCTTCTAGTTCTGCAACTTTATCTTTTGTTGATGGAACAAGCGATGTAGTTCTGGATAATACTTACAAGGAATACTTATTTACTTTTAATAATATACATCCAGCGAGTGATTCTCTTTTAACTTTTCAAACATCAACAGATGGCGGTAGTTCTTATGGAGTTACAGCAACATCAACATTTTTTTATGCTTATCACAATGAAGCGGGTTCAGATGCTGGTGTGGGTTATCATGCAAGTAGAGATTTAGCACAAAGCACAAGTTTTCAAGCTCTTACAGGAGATAATATGGATAGTGGTGGTGCAGATAGTTCAGCATCAGGATATTTGTACTTATTCGATCCAAGTTCTACTACATTTGTTAAACATTTTATTGCTAATACAAATCATGTTGAAACTACACCTTATACAGAAAACAATTTTAATGCTGGATATTTTAACACTACATCTGCAATAGATGCGATACAATTTAAAATGTCGTCAGGAAACATAGATGCTGGAGATATTTGCCTTTATGGCATAGCTTGATAAACTTTAAAAAAAGGAGTATAGATAAAAAATTATGGCAAGACATCATTTAATAAATGGAAATGTAGTACCTTTTACACCTGAAGAGGAAGCGGCTAGAGATGCTGAAGAACAGGCTTTTGCTGATGGTGCATTTGATCGTGCTATTGCAGATTTAAGAAGTAAAAGAAATAAACTTTTAGCTGAAACAGATTTTTATGCTTTATCCGATGTAACAATGTCAGAAGATATGACTACTTACAGACAAGACCTGCGTGATCTTCCTGATGGCTTAACTACTGTGGAAGAAGTTAATAATGTTACCTATCCAACTAAACCTTGATTAAAAAACTTTTAAGGGAGTTTTAAATGCAACTTTCAAAACATTTCAAATTAAAAGAATTTACTAAGTCACAAATTGCGGCTAGGAATGGAATTAATAATACTCCTCATAGTGGAGATGTTAAAAATTTGGAAAATTTATGCTATGAAATACTAGAACCAGTAAGAGCAAAGTTTGATAAACCTGTTATCATTAATAGTGGTTTTAGATGTTTAGAAGTAAATCGTTTATTAGGCTCATCAGATTCAAGTCAGCATACTAAAGGACAAGCTGTTGATTTTGAAATAGCTGGAGTTGCAAATATTCAAGTGGCTTATTGGGTTCAAGCTAATTGCGATTTTGACCAACTCATCTTGGAATTTTATAAACCAGATGATGGACAAGCTGGGTGGGTACATGTGAGTTACAATGAAAAAAGTGCAAACAGAAAACAAGTTTTAACTTTTGATGGGAAGTCTTATTCTAATGGACTGCCTGAAATGAAATGGAAGAAAGGAGAAGTTGTAGAATAATATGTTTTTAAAAGGACTGGAATTTTTAAACAATTTATTTAAAAATTTAATTATGCCAAAAAGCAAATATACAAAACTGAAAAAGAAATCAGGACGATCTGGAAAAGGAAAGTCTTACACTTATAAGAAGAAACGTTCCAAGAAGTAGTACAACTATTGCAATATTAATCAATAAGTTGTATTAATTCTTATGTCTTATAAGAGAATACTTGTGATAAGTGATATGCACTTACCTTATCAACACAAGGACGCAATACGATTTTTAAAAGAAATAAAAAAAGAATTTAAGCCTGACTTTGTTGTTAATATTGGCGACTTGTTAGATTTTCACGCAATCAATATGCACACCCACGACCCTGATCTATATTCTGCTGGAATGGAATTAGATCGTTCAAAAGAATACATAAAAGAAATTGAAAGTATTTATCCAGAAGTTACAGAAGTAGATTCAAACCATTCAAGTTTAGTTTATAGACGAGCATTAAAATATGGAATGTCAAAACAATTCTTGAAACCTTATGGGGAATTTCTAGGAACTAGAAAATGGAAGTGGGTTGATGATTTAACTTTAACAATGTCCAATGGACAAAGATGTTTTTTTACTCACGGAAGAAGTGCAGATGTTTTAAAAGTATCTCAAACTATGGGTATGTCAGCAGTACAAGGACACTATCATACAAAGTTCTTAATAAGCTATTGGGCAAATCCTGATAATCTATTCTTTGCTATGAATGTAGGTTGTATGATTAACCAAAAAAGTATGGCTTTTAATTATGCAAAAAATTTCAAAACACGATTTATTCTTGGTTGCGGAATCATTATAAATGGTGTACCAAGATTACTCCCAATGGTACTCAATAATCAAGGAAAATGGATAAATAAGATAGTATGACAAATAAACCCACAGAAAAGAATAATAAGCTAAAATCTGCCCTTTTAAAGAGCCATAGAGCCACACAGACAAGCGATTCAGCCTTTTCCGAGCAGGTGGGTGGGGATTGGTATAAGAAACTCAAAATACAACCTTTAGACTATTGTATGGATAATAATTTTAATGCTTGTCAAGCTAAAGTGATTAAATATATATCAAGATATAATCTAAAACATAAAGCAATAAAAGATCAGGTTAAGGATTTAGAAAAAGGAAAACATTGTATAGATATGTTAATAGAAAAAATAAAGGAGAAATAATATGTGGTTTAGTGCAATTAAAATGGCTGTAAGTGCTGGAAGTCATATTTACAAAAAACGTCAAGAAACTAAAATGCGTATGGCAGATGCACAATATCTCCACGCAGAAAAAATGGCAAAAGGTGAAGAAGCATATCAAGGAAAACTTTTAGAAGCTAGACAGAACGATTACAAAGACGAAATAGTCCTTTTAATTTTAACACTTCCAATTTTGGTACTCGCTTATGGGGTGTGGTCAGATGATGAACAAGCTATGGAAAAAATTAATTTATTCTTTGAACATTTCCAAGCTCTTCCATCTTGGTTCACTAATTTGTGGATTTTAGTTTGTGCTAGTATTTTTGGCATAAAAGGAACTCAAATATTCAGAAACGGAAAAAAGTAATACACTTTTAGTTTCATTTAAGGTAATAAGAATCTATGAGTGATATAGATGCAGTTATTACAAATTTAGAAATGCAAATAGAATCAAGATATGTTCCTTATGGACATTTTGTTTCTTTAAGATTTGTAGATATAAAACCTACTTTTCCAAAAGTAAAAAAGACTATTGAAGAAATTAAAAAGAATGATGATCTTTTAATTATTGATTACAAATATAATTTTAAGGAAATTGATGATAAGACAGATTTGTCTTATTTAGAATTGACAAGGCATTAAATATGTGGGGATTGCTCCCCACACACACTATTAATTTTTAGTTAATTTAGATATGGCTAATTCATTAATAGATTTTTGTTTTAAGGCTTCGCAATAACTATGAGCATTTTTGGCTTCTATTTTACAAACTAGATGCCATTTTTTTCTACTAGAAAGTTCTTGTTTAACTTTCTTATATCGTTCATCGTTAGTTGCTTTCACTTTAGCTTGTGCAACAGAAGCATTTGCATTAGTCTGCTTTTCATTTACTACATAATCAAAAACTTCCTGAACTTGATCTTTGGCTTCATCATAAGCTATCTCTGCATCAATACTTCTTTTATCTAAAGTATCAAGGTAAGCTAGAATATGATTTGGATCAAAATCTAGTGGACGTTTTTTAATATACATAGGTAATGAATCTTGTTCTGCCATTAGCTATTGTGATCGTCCTCGTATTTTTCTGGAGAAAAATCAGTTGGGTCAGGTGCAGGACTATTATTCCAATCCTTTTCTGACTGTGGCAACTGATCGTCCATTTCATCACGAGGTTGTTGTGGTCTATTAAATTGAGGATTTGTTTTTGTCTTATCGTAATAAGGAAACAATTTCCAACAATTAAACTTTATATCCCAAAACCCTTTTAAAACTAGATTTTGGTTATTAAGCTTAACAACTAAAATTAAACCATCTTTTTTGGTTTTAGTGAGTTTAGCTGTTCCACCATTACTATCCTTTGAATTACCATAATTCTTTCTAGGATAGTTATTGTACTGTGCTTTATTATATTGCATCAGATTCTCCTTTTGGTTATTTGTATTCACTCTCTGCTAGTTGCTCTGATATATACTTTGCACCTAGAAAAGCATTGAATACTTTTTTGTTAAGTGGCATAGGAGCAATTTCAGGTTTCTTATCTGTCTTTCCTAATCTTAAACAGAAAGCATCAGATATTTTATTGCCTGTTTCTTCCTCATATGCGAATTTATATGCGTTGGCTTGTAAAACATAACCAAACGATATAAAATTACTTGTTTTAATATCAATCAAAACAAGTTTTCCTGACTTATCTTTTACAATAAGGTCAAGAGTTCCTACAAAGTTATGTTTTTTGCTAAAGAGTTTTTTCTCTATCTCTATAACTTCATAACCTTGTTCATTCCACCAATCTAAAAACATATTCCAACAGTTAATCACTTTTGGATCAGATTGAGTAGGAATTTCTTTTTTATGGATAAAGTCTTCAATAAGACCGTGTACCACACTTCCAATTAAAGCACCATCTTCTTTAAGATTATTTGTTTTAGACCTTGCTTCTTTAAACATTCTTTCTAACCCAGCACGATCTATTGGCTCTTTATTGTCAAGTTTAGAATTAATTAAATCCTTAAACTTATACATTGGTGTGTTTATCATCCATTTTAATAGATTAGGTTTAATAAGACCACGATCAATAATTGTTGTGGCAGAAATCACTTCTTTACCATCAACATAATATCTGTGTTCATCTTCATTAAAACTAACTATCGTTTCTTCCTTGTACTTTAGTGGATATTTTTTCCACATCGTTTTCTCCTTTCCAATTAAACCGATCTGCTAAAAAATTTATGTCATAATCATAATATTTAATAAGACATAACATTCTAGCCACATCAGTTTTGATTCCTCTTTCAAATTTATATAAATCATAAATTGAAGAAAAGAATCGTTTGTTTTTATCTACAACTTTTTCAGCTGTAAGATTTTTCTCAAGTCTAATTTCTTTAAACTTGATACCCACCATCTTATTTAAAAGTCTTGCTTGGGGTTTCATTTGAAACTCTGCCAACATACCTCTTAAAAGATAGTGGGATTTTGTTTGCTTATCCATCATAATTATCCCTTTCTGTTAATTGAGAACTGAATGTCCACGATTAACTAAACACTTTTTATAAATGGATTCGTGTTGTGTTTCTGCAGTAGGACTTTCTACCCAAAAGATAATTGAGCCTATGAAAGAACTATTTGAATCAGCAACCATTTTACAATGCTGAATATCATTAGTTATTTCTTTAGCTTTATCTTCATTGAAAGTACCACTACGACCAGCAGTATCTATAACAGGGTTATAGGCACAGCTAGTCAGAAGAAACATTAGTAGTATTAGCTTCCGCATTTTTACCTCTTTCTAGTTTGTACTCTTTTTTATTTTTAGCATTACTATTAGTAACACTAAAATGTTCATCAATGTATCTATCGTGCAAGTGAGTACCTTTCCTTGCAATTTTTCTATTTATAGCATTGATGCGTTTATCTTGCCAAGTTGTCATTTGTCCACCTTCTTAATAGAATATTTTATTAAGCTAGTTTTAGGATCAAATTCCAATTTATTACAACCTGACACCACTATAAAAACTATAGCTATTGCGATTGTCCACATTATTTTTTCTTTAATGTTTTCTCGCCAAGCTATATTTTTACATTCCTTACAATCATAACGATGTTCTAAATAACCATTACGATTGCTAAAGTAAGTATGCTTCATAACATCTCCTTTTTTTTAGCTGACATCATCAGTATTTAGGAACAACCCTAAATAGACAAGGGGAATTGAATCCCCTTGTTTCGTCTATTTATTATTTTTTAAACGATAAGTTAAAATCCTATCATTTTCGTGCTTGATACCAGTTTTAATATCTTCTAAACTTTCAACAATAGCTGTTAATTGTTCTTCAAGATATTTTGCTGAGCCTAAAGTATTAGCTTCAACATCTTCTTTACTGGGTATCAAATCTTTTATTCTTTTGATTTGATTTTCAAGACCACGTTCTTCTACTAACATTTGTTGAGGATCAAACATACTACCTCAACCTTACAGCATTAGGATTATGGGCGAAGATAATTAATCCACCAAGTTCTTGTAAGAACCTTGTTCTATCATCTGACCTATCATCACTATTAGCCACATTAGTAATTGCATTAGCAAAGTCATATTTGCTAGTTGTAAAAGTATCTCCAACATAATGCTCTAACCTTTCAAAGATTTCTTTTCTTTCATAATCAGTTATGCCATGTTTTTTGGTAACTTCTACAATTTTATGAGAAGTAATTTTCTCATTTGTAGCATCTTTTAACTTTTGTAAGTTCTCTTGAAAAACTTCAGGATTGCTTACAAGTTCTATTTGCTTTTGCATTTTATCAATAATTGAAACCCATTGAGTATCTTTCTCTGGGTCAATTACGATTTTACCAACATGCCTTGTAAAGAAACGATTTAAGTATCTTGGTGCAACCATTCCATTAGTACAAACCAATCTATAAATAAATGGTTGTATTAATAAACCACCATTACCAATTTCAGAATTAGTAATAGTTATTCCACCTTGAACTATATCGTCCTTTTGAACCTCGCCCTCTAATTTTGGTAAAGTTGCAGTAACATTTAATCTATCCCCATCATAATGAGAATATTTAAACTCTGCTCCTAAATCCATAATTTTATTTAAGGCTGGATTCAAAACGTGATGTGCATCTATCATCTTATAACGATTAGATAATATTGCTCTCACATATTTTGACTTGTCAAAGTTTTCGTAAGTTCTTAACATTAGATTTCTCTCTTTATTATGATCAATCCAAAAATTAAGATTTTCAGCAACTAACCTTTGACTCACAGGCAAACATTTATTTATATAAAGTGTGCCTATTTCTAACCGACCACATAATTGATTTAACGAGTGATCTGTTAGTTGAGGTGTTCCATCATATCCTAAAACTTTTAGTTCTGGAAAAGATTTAACACCCTCTTGTACTCTTAATGCTTTTAAATTAACAACGAAGTCTTTTTTATAATTTGCATCGTCATTAACTTTTTGAAGCATCTCTTTTATATTATGACCTTTTTTCATAATATTCCTCCTAGTTATAATTAATGGTACTGCCATCATCAGTATCTATCAACCACGATAGATAGACTAGCGAAAAATGATTCGCTAGTTTCGGCTTTATAAAACTAATTGATTTCCAACTCTTGCTTTTGATTGAATAGAAAATTTTACTATACCAAAATAAGAACTATTCATTTCTAAACTTTTACCAACATTTAAATCCCAAACAAAATTAGCACATTCGTCTGGACAATCAAAATTAAATGTAGTTTCTATATAGTTTTCAAAATCTCCAACATTGTCAAAAGATTTTGTTTCTAATTTATTATTGTATCTTATATTTATTCTTCTCATTGTACCTCTCTAGTTTATTTGATAGGACTGCCATCTTCAGTTATTATCCATCACGATAATAAGACAAATTAAAATTTGTTTCGGCTTATACAAACTTCATCGTTAGGAATTAACCTTAACTCTGCGAGGACTTCCAAGTGTTAAGAAACTAATGTAGTATTGCAAGGCAAAAGCCGACTACAAGCATCAGGGCATAAAACCGCACTTGGCTCTGAATTGGTTTTTATGAGTTTAGAGAAAAGTACCAATTAAACATATTCTAGTTAACCTTAACCTTAAATAATTCTGCAGAAATGGCAAATAATAAAAAAGGAGCAAAATATGACCTTTTTAGCAAAAAATATGACCTTTAGCAAAAAATGAGTAAAAAAGCTAAATTATTTCAAATCAAAAATACAATTTATAATTTATAAGAATAAAATAGACAAATATGAATAAATTGGTTAATAACAAAATTGAGATACTTTTTTTTCTTCTACGAATCATAAAGTCATCTCCCTTTCTAGTTAAAAATGTGTGGCGAGTTCAACCAATTTCTCGCCACGCAGAAACAATCAACATAGGAGTAATACAATGACAACTACATCAAGTAGTTTTAATCTTTCTGTTGGTCAAAAAATTAGACAGAAAAGGTTAGAGCAAAAATTAACACAAGGACAACTAGCTGATAAATGTGGAATTACGTTTCAGCAAATTCAAAAATACGAAAAAGGAACAAACGGTTGTTCTGCTTTTAGAATAAAAGAAATAGCAGATCATTTAAAAGTCAATGTGATTTATTTTTTTGACTATCTTCCAATAGTAGAAAAGGAGAATCAAAATGATTAAAGTAAAAGTAGATAAAGTTTGGTTAGGTAAGGTAAGTGTAAGAGATTACATTTATAAAAAAGCATTAAGGAAAAAAGATTCTTTAGGCATAGTTCACGGAACAGAATTTATGATTATTCCTTATGGTCAATTAAAGAAAGCTAGAGAATATACCGACCAAAACTTCCAATCTAAATTTAATTCTAAAACATATCGTTTAATAGATTTTAATTGGAAGCCTTACAAAGAACCAAATCCAAATCAAGAAAGGTTAATATAATGGTACATATAGATAAGTATAAAATATATTCCTATGGAAAATCTTGGAATAAAGGTAAAGAAGCAAAAACAGAAACAATACAAAAAATGTTAACTTCTGATGAATGTATTTCAGGAAAACAATTTTTACAATTATTATCTGATTTAGATGATGCTTGGCATACTCACGAAGGAAAAAGTTTAGAAATTGAAGTTACATTTAAAGGAGTAGAATAATGGACGACCATTTAGATATTCCTAATACTGATGAAACTCAACAACCGACACCTGAAGAACATTATTTTTCTCGTTCTAAAAATCAATGGCTTTTAGTTTCGGATATGTCAGATATGCACGTTCGCAGAGCATTTAAAAGATTGTTGCGTATGATTAGATTAGGACAATTAGTTGAGATAGATGAAGCACCTAAAAAAAATATTGATACTGATGCTATTAAAAGTGAAGTTGAGTCTATTCAAACACATAGCAGAAAAATTTTAAGTGTGATAAATGATAATTAGTTTTCATCATTTTAAACTTGAAAAAGAATTAAATTATCAAATCACTTTAGGTAAAGAGGAAGAATTACTAAAAGAATATGAACAATATCTTAATACTATGAATAAAGCAGATAAAAAAAGATTTGACCAATTAAAGCAATTAGGGTGTGTAGCTTGTTCTAAATTAGGAAGAATTAGAGAACCAGTAATTCATCATATTAGAAAACATACAGGATTATCTTTAAGACCAGATCATCAAGATACAATTCCTTTATGTCCAGAACATCATAATATGGGAAATGAATCTATACATCATAATAAGAAGTTGTTTGAAGAAAAGTTTGGAACTGAAAAACAGCTTTTAATAACAACCAATATGAAAATCAATGAATTAGAAAGGAACTATTTATTTTATGGAAAAGGAAACAAATAAGTTTCACGCATTACAGTTATTTACTGATACTTTTGCGGCTGAAACAGTACACTTAACAAACGAGCAAGTAGGAATCTATATTAGATTATTATGTTTTGCTTGGACTAAAAATTGTAAGCCATTTTCACTTTTAAATGCTTATAAAATTTGTGGTTGTACTGACCCAAATTGTGAAAAAGAAGTTGAAAATGTTATAAGTGAATTTTTTAAAGAAAAAATTAGTCAAGACCAAACTTATTCAACTTTTACTCATAAAAGATTAACAGCAGAACACGATTATTTAACAGCAAAATATAAAAGAAAATCAATAGCTGGAAAGAAAGGTGCTGATGCTAGATATTCTGCTAATGGCAAGAACGTAGCACCTATACCTATACCTAAACCTATACCTAACTTAAATAAATATGACTCATCTTTTGAAAATCTTTGGAGTAGTTTAAATATAAAACGAGGTGCAAAATTTACTGCCCACAAAATATGGCAAAAATTACAATCAGAAATTGAGGGGATTAAAATAGCTGAAATATATAATAAACAACAATCAGGAATTGATGCCAAATTTGTGCCACATTTCAGCACTTGGTTATCTCAACGCAGATGGGAAATTGAAGAAAAAGATCAAAAACATTCAGAAAGTCCTGCCACATTAAGAACAAAAATGGAAAAATTAGGTTATCAATTTAGACATAGTGAAGATAGATTTGATTACTTTAAAAAAGATGGACAAGAATATAAGATTGATACGTATGACAAAGAGCATATTATCCATAAAGTTGAATGAAAACAATTAGTGCATTTTTAAGAATTTTCAAATATGCCAGAAAAAGAATCATAGCTTTATCAATAGAAAATCGTAAATTAAAAGCACAAGTTAAAATCCTACAATCAGCGATTGAGTCAGAAGTAGAAACAAAGCACTAGCACCTCGCCTTAAAAAAGTGTAAGTATTCACTATGAAACTTGAAGAAGTGGATATTAATACTATCAAACCTTACAAAAACAATCCTAGAGAAATACCAATGGAGTCAGTACAAAAGGTTATGAGTTCTATTAGAGAGTTTGGAAATAACCAACCGATTGTTGTTGATAGTGATAATGTAATTGTTGTTGGTCATACTCGTTGGAAAGCCTTAAAACAATTAGGTAAGAAAAAAGCCTTTATTATTAAAAAGGACTTTAAAAAAAATGATGCTATGGCTTATCGTATTATGGATAATAGGTCAGGAGAAGAATCTAAATGGGAAAACAAGCTATTAGCGGAAGAATTAAAAATATTAAAAGATGAGAATTTTAATTTAGATTTAACTGGATTTAATTTAACTGAATTAGAAAATCTTTCAAAGGACAAGGCTTTAGCATTTAAACCTAATAATAAAAAAGATGATGATTTTAATGTAGAATTTCCAGCAGATATGCAAATTTCCCACGTTAAAATGGTACAATTATTTTTAAATACTGATACCGAAAAAAACTTTAGGCTATGGGTTTCAGAATTACAGAAGAAATTAGGTACTGACAATTTAACAGATACAGTTTATAAAATCGTTAATGACGCATACGATAACAGCAAAAGCTAAATACTCTGATAAAGAAATCAAACAGCTAGAAGGATATTTTGTTCAAAAGCACCATTTAGATACTATCATAGATTACGATTGTGATGCTTATAAAGAAAATGGAGAGCCTTTATTTTTTTTTAGAAAAAATGTTATTCCTACCAGTATTTGTGAACAAGCCTATAAATCATTAAGACACGCAGTTGCCAAAGGTGGTAATAGAGGATCAGCTGGGGGAGTTCCACCTAAAAGAGAAACACACGTTGGATTGAAATTTCACAAAGATGGTACAATAGAAAAAACGAACAAAACAGGAAAAACTAGAGGATTTAGAGTGAACAAAGATGGTACAGTTTCAAAAACCCACGAAGCATTTCATAAAGTAGAAAGTGGAATAGCTGGATATTTTGATAGACAAACAAGAATCCCTTATTGTAGGCAAACCTCATTTAACGAACATCAATTTGAAAAGTTTAGAAAAGGTTATCCTTATATTAAATATATTTCAGATTTATTTAAAGAGGTCTGTCCTAAAAGATGGCAAAATCAAAAAGATATGATTAATAAAACCTCTAATGATTTTTTTATTAAAGATACAGTTTTTACAACCATTACCATTAATAGAAATTTTAGGACTGCTATACATACTGATAAGGGAGATTTAGCAGAGGGTTTTGGAAATCTGGGTGTATTAGAAGCTGGTAATTATGATGGAGCCTATACTGTTATGCCAAAATATAAAGTTGGATTTGATGTAAGAAGTGGAGATGTTTGTTTTTTTGATGTTCACGAATTTCACGGAAATACTGAAATACAAGGAAAAGGCACATTTGAAAGAATATCTATTGTATGCTATTACAGAAAGAATATGGTCTATTGTAAATCTGCATTAGAGGAAATGGAAATAGCAAAAAGACTGAAAAATAGAGCCAACCTCAACAAATGAATTTCAGAATAGCCATACCAACTATTGCAAGATCAAAAACTATTAAAAAAAAAACAATAGGATATTTACAAAGGACAAATATTGATTTATCTAAAATTGACCTTTTTTTTAGCGACCCATCAGAAATTGAGGAATATAAAAAGGAATTAAAAGATGTTCCTATTGGTAACTATATACCAACAGACCAAAGACATATTAGACTTCAAAGAAATTTTATAGCCAGATATTATCCAGAGGGACAATTTTTATTAGGTATAGATGATGATATTTCTTCAGTACAAATGAGAGTTACTGAAAAGAAAACACAAGAACTAATTGATTTAAAAGAATTTATAGAACAAGCATTTGAAATATCTCAAAGCCATAAATTTGATATGTGGGGTGTTAATGCAGTATTAAACCCTTATTTTATGAGAACTGATATTAGCTTTAATTTGAGATATATCGTGGGTTGTTTTTATGGGTGGAGAAACACTTATCAACCTAAAAACATTTTATCAACTGAAAAAGGTATTGATGGAATGCTCTATGGTAAAGAAGATTTTGAAAAAAGCATACAGTATTACCTTGCTGATGGTGGAGTTACCAGATTTAATTATGTTGCACCTAAAACTAAATATTACTCGGAAGATGGTGGAATACAAACTTATAGAACTATCCAAAATGAACAGCACGGAGTAGATTATTTAGTAAAACACTATCCTTTGTTTTGTTATGAAAATAAGAACAAAAAATCCAAGTGGCCTGAAGTAGTATTGAAAGATAGAAGAAAAAAGGTTAAAAGAAAATAAACAAAAAAGGACATAATGGCAAGACCACTTAAAAAAGTAGATACACAAGCTATAACAAAATTAGCACAATTACATTGCACTTTTGAAGAAATTGCAGAGTTCTGTGATGTTTCAACAAAGACTTTACAACGCAATTATGTCCACCTTATAAAAAAGGGTCGTGAGATGGGCAGAATAAGTTTAAGACGTGCACAATTTGAAAAGGCTTTATCTGGTAATGTAGTAATGCAAATATGGTTAGGTAAACAACATTTAGACCAAAAAGATAAAATAGAACAAACTACATACAACGAGCCTTTGCCACTCATAATTGAGGGAACTTCAACTACCCTTAATGGTAAATCAAATGGGACGAAAAGGTAATATTTTTGGTAAGACTGTTGAATATGTTAAAAAGTTCAATGGCACAAGTATAGGACGCAGACCTAAAACTTCTTCAATGAATAAAAATAAACGAAAATCATTTAAGAAATACAGAGGACAAGGAAGATGATTAAAAGACAAATGTTTTACTCTAATGGAGAAATGATTGATTATAGGTTGCCTAATACCTTTGTTAAATCAACTACTAAACAAGCCTGTGGTAATTGTGCTATGTATTCTAATCGTAGAGGTTTTTGCGGAATCTTTAAAGCTTATGGAGTTAAAGATAATTATGTTTGTCATAGATGGCGATTAAGATATTTTCAAAGGTAGTGTGTTATGAAAAGTATCGTAATTATTTTACTTCTTGCTACAAATGGCATTGATATTCAAAAGGTAAGACTCAAATATACTGATAATAATTGTAACCAAGTCGCTGAATCTTGGGTAGATGTTAATATGAAATACTATAATGAACGAAATGGTAATCCTAAATATCAAGGTTGGTACACAAAAAAAGGAAAATTATTGTTAG